CTGATACTCCCCTATAAAAATGGCTATTTATCAACTGTTTGTTGTGACATAGCCTAATAAAAAATCTAACAACCGACACTCCGCTCGGAATAGTGAAATTCAAAATCCCGTTACCGTTTACGCTCCCCGTCGGACCTGTCGTCACCGCCGCCGTTGCAGAAATCGTCACATCGCTTTCCGCCGTTCCGCCGCTCGACGACAGCGCCCCCGGAGCAAAGCCAGCAGTCGCCGTTATGGTCGCCGTGTAGGCTGTGCCGTACGGTATGGAAAAGCTCTCTGTATGCGGCGCACCGTCTGCCGTTACTGTAATCGTCTGGTTCGCGCTCTGGACGATATTAATCATGACCCAGCGATTTTTCAGCGCTGCGTAGACGATCCCATCTTTCCGCACCCGGAGAGCGCTGGCCTGCGTGTCTGTCACTTCCCCCAGCTTCGCATAGACCACCGTGCCGTCGTGTCGGATCGCCAGCGTCGGCGAGCCCACCTCGCTCTTTTCTGTCCAGAGGTTGATGTCCGTCACTACGCCGTCCCTTCGGATATGCAGCTTCTTTTTGTAAAGTGCCATTTCCCTTCCCCCTCACTCAATCCAGATATCGTCGTGGCCGTCGATATACGCCCGGCAAACTTTTTCCACGCATTCGTCCTTCGTAATGCCGCCCAGAAGATGAATCAACCATTTAATCATTTTCGTTTCCTCCTTTACGCTATCCAAATATTTCCGCCTTTATCGCCAACGGGGATTCCGTGCGCGATCGTTGCCTCGCCGGACGTCTGCGCCGTCGTTGCCGTCGCCGCGTTTCCAGTGCAGTTTTGCGCTGTTCCGACAGTTACGTTCGCCCCCGGCGTCGGAACCATTTCAAACGTGTTCCCATTTCGCTGCAAGACCAGGATTCCAGCCCCCGTCTTTAGCGACGCTTTATCCTGTGTCCCAGACACTTCCAGACTTTTCGCCGGAGACGTTTTATCTAATTTCTGCCCCAAGAGGTTTGTTATCGTCGTCGCAAAGTTAGGGTCGTTCCCCAGCGCCGTTGCAATCTCCGAAAGCGTGTTCAGCGTGTCCGGCGCCTGATTGACGAGCGCCGCGATTTTCTCGTCTACTTGTTTCGGCGTTGCGAAATCCCCGCCCGCGATCTGCTTCGCTTTTTCTGCACTGTCTGCCGCCTGCTGCGCCGCAAGCTTTGCTTCCGTTGCGCTTTGCTCTGCATTCGTTTTCAGCGCGCCGGAATGATTCTCGCTGTCTTGCGCCGATCGGGCGCTGTTTGCGGATTCTCCAGCGCTCCGCTCTGCGGCCGTCGCCGCATTCGTCGCCGCGTCTTTTAATGCTTGTGTTTCGTCTCGCATGGCAGCCGTCGCCGTTTGCGCCGCTTCCGCCCGGTCGGCGTTGTCCTTAGCTTTATTCGCTTGCTCCCCCGCCAAGGACGCCGCATTTTTAGCGTTCCCTTCGCTTTCTGCCGCTTTTCGCGCGCTTTCCGCAGCGTTTTCTGCGCTGCTATTCGCCGACAATCTGTCCTCATGGATAGCCTGTTGGATATCCTCAACGGTTTTCCCGCTCCCAATATCCGCCATAACGCAACGGCCCAATTTTTCAAGAAGCTGCTGAATCATCATCACGACGCGATCGAAATTCGTCTCAATATCCTCGGCGAAGAACGCGCCCTGATTTTCAAGATTAAGCTCCTGCGTATACGGCGTTTCGCGAACAACGACAAGAGTCGAGCCGGCGGGCAGAGGGCTTCCTTCGCCCGTTGGGTACGTTACCGTTTTCGCCTTCGTATTGATTTTTACGTTTGATACGCGCTCCGACAGCGTATCTTCTTTTTTAACATAGACCTTTACATGATCCGCGTCTTTCTCGTCCAGCTGAAACGTATACGGGAAAACCGTTGTGCTGCCGTTTCCTTCATAAACATTTTTGACGTTTGGATTCTGTACCGTCATATTGCACCTCCATAAAAAAGAGGCGCCTTAGCGCCTCTTTGCCTTTAGCGTCTTATCAAACGCACTCTTGAAAAGATACTCTCGTAAATCGTCCATCCGGTTGAAACGGTAATCGTCATGCAGGAACCGCGCCGTATTCCAGCCGAAATCTGTCGCCGTATCCGGGATACCATACCAGCTCGCGGCCGCTTTCGTCGTGTCGCGGCCCAGCGTCAGGAAGTCGGTCTTTCCCTTTTTCCCAGCCATGGAATAAATGTCGGAGAGTGGCTTCACTGCCCGTTCGTAGGCCGTTGAAATAACTCCAATCCGGCGGCTTGGATACATATCCCCGGTAATCATCCCAGAAGCAAAGTCTGCCACGGAATTAATCATCGGGAAGCCGCCCAAGGAGGAGCCGACGCTGTTCGCCGCCCACTGCCGCAGAAACCTTCGATACCATTCCTCCCGTTTCTTCTTATCGTCACCCCCTCTCGCGGCTTTTTCCATCAGCATGCGAATCCCTGTCTCCATCGCCGCCATCAGGACGAACCGGTAGAGATACGAGCGGACGAATCCGCCGTACTGCTTAATAAACGCCTCCTTTGCCCGAACGGCTTTCTTTTCGCCGTTCTCCTCTACGATAACCGTTTGTCCTGCGTACTTACCTTCGTAATACTTCGTCCAGACCGCGTTCATCATCGCGTTAAAGAACGAGTAAAACGGCGTGAAGAGCTTATCAATCTCCGACTTCGACCGCTGGATAAAAGATTGGTCGATGACGTCCGACGACCCGACGACCTTGCGAACCGCAGCATGGGCGGCGGCGTGCGCCTCATTACGGGCGACTTCCTCCGCCTTCCCTTCTTTCAGCGCCGCGTTATAGACCTCGTGATAGCGGAAATAATACGTAGGGACGCTGGTCAGCATATCCGTACGTTCCAGAAGCCACGACGCATATTTGCGGACGTTGTACGCGACTTCGTTGCTTCCCCCGAAAGACTGCTCCTGCTGCACCGCTAAATCCTGGTCCATATTCGTCGCCCGGTTCCGCATGAATACGCTGTCCGCTCTCACAAACTCCCACATGGCGCGCGGGTTCTTTATAAACTCGGCTATCGCGGCCATCGCGTTCACCGCGCCCAATTCGTCCACCATCGGCGCAAGGTTCGCGAAGTTTAAGAGCGACGTACTTACCCGATACCCCATAATCGCCGCGACCGTATTCCGTCTTAGGCGCGACGTGACACGCGAAATTCGGGACTGCTCGCCGCGCGGCGCTTGCCAGATGTTTTCCACCCAGCCACGAAGCTCCCGGTATGCGGGTATGCCGACCGTGCTTTCAATCATCGCCCGGACTTGTCTGTGCCCTAAAAGCTTATACACGTCACGGCAAGCCAGCCGCATGGCGCTGATATGGATTTGCTGGTTGATGTGCTTATTGATGACGTCCAGCGTCAATTTGAGCGGAGAATCCGGCATTGGCCTCTCCGCGCGTTTTTTCGTCGAGCCCATGCCCGCGCCGAAAGCCGTCGCTCCGCCTACCGCCTGTCCGTCCTTTAAGGTATCATATTCCGACGCGCGGGAAGATTTTTCCGGATCGTAGACGATGGGATAATACCCGCCCCGAAGTTCTACGATTTTATCCCCAACCTTGACTTGGAACGCTTCCGGTGGGACGCGTTTCAGCGGATTGCCGGTGCTTTTCTCCATTACGTCGTTGACACTGTCGCCGTATTGTTCGAGGTGATCCCATATCGCCTGCACAAACTTCCAGTCATTTTCCCGCATGTGCGCCTCGAAAAGCGCCTGGATTTCCGGCTCATTCATCTTCGTTCCGGCCATGAGACGGGAGCGGTTCCCGGAGTTGCCCCAGTTGAGCGCCATCGCGATGAGGTTTTCCCGCGTCAGCTCCGTCCCATCGGGGAGCGTTACCGGGTTTCCTTTGTCATCCATCAGCTTCTCTTTCGGAATCCTTTTCCGTTCCTTCTTCGTATAGCACTCGTCCAAAATCTCGTTCAGGGCTTTGGCTTCTGCCTCTTTCATGAGGCTTTCCTGCTCGTTCGCTTTGAAAATCGGGTTATAGATGTACTTAATGAACGCGCCGTCCTTGCCGCCCAAAATCTCCAGTATCGTCTCCGGCTTCAAAAGCTCCGACATGTATTTCCCTATGCCCTGCCCTTGCTTTGGCGGCGCTATGCGCGACCCGTAGTTTTCGGCCAGTTCCTTCACGACGTCATCGATATCCATATCCAGCGTAACCATGCGGTTTTTGTTCCGGCCCGTCGTATAGAGGAAATCCACCATCGTTTTCAGGTCGCGCAGCTCATCCATAGTCAGGTGTTTATAGTTCTTTATCGGATCCTTTGAGAGCGCTGCCGCCATGAGCCATTCCGGGACATCCATATCCGCTTCGCCGATATTGCCGGAGCCTTGATCCTCTACCTTATTGCTCTCGTTATACACATCGCGAAGCTCCGCCATCATTGCGGCAAACGTCATGGCATTTTCCCCGCTTGGCCGGATCGCGTCATCCTTCCGCAATCCGTAGACGTAGAGCAGGTGATTGATGAAATACTTATGGTTCAGGTCGATTCTGCCGTTCTTATCGTTCGCCAGCGTTTTCTGCCGCCGGGCGAAATGATTCTCTATGCGAGACAGTTCCCTTTTAAGAGAGAACGCTTCCTTCGCCATCGCCTCGTAGACTAATTGCCGGGTCTTGGCGCTCTGTGCGGTTTTCGCTCCTGTCTCGCCGTCCTTTTTCTGCACCGCGCCGGTAATAGCCCGGACGCTTGCCGACGCCTCTTTCTGCGCTTCTCTCATCCAGTGCCGGGCGTCTGTAGCTTCCGCCGCCGTCATACCTTCCAGCCGCTCTCTGGCATAGTCACGATATACCTTCGCCTTGCCTTCTGCCGCGTCGCGGATTCCCCGGAGCCATACGGTATTGCGAAGGAGCGTTTCTTTGAGGGATTTCACTTCCTCCTCAAACGATTCTCGCGCCTTCGTCCGCTCCTCCTTGCTCTTTTCCTTGAGGGCTTTTATTTTCTCTTGCAGGGCGGCGATCATCTCCGCCTGCTCGTCCGTCCAGTTAACGGCGTATTTGAGGATGGTGACGGCCTTTCCCAAAGCGTCGGGGTCGTCCTCGATCGCCTTTTCAATCGCCTTCTCTACCCCGTCCAGCGCTTTCGCCGCCTTGAGCGGTAGCTTTTGATATGCTTCTTCCCGGCGTGCCAGAAGCTCCTCCTCTAACGCCGTGAGCTGCAGGTTGTACTTCCCGGTCGCCAGCGCTTCCTGCGCCGTCTCAAGAAGTGTTTCCCGGTTGGGCATTTCCTCTTTATAACGTTTCTTTTCGATTGCCAGCTCCTTCTTGAGGACGTCGTTGTAACTGCCGCCGTGTTCTTTGATATCGGCCTCGTATTCTTCTACCGTGTTATAGCCAAGGCTAAGAACCGCCTCCGCGTCGCCTACTTTATTCGCAGTCAGCTCCGCTTGCCAGCACTTCTCCTCCTGCATTTCTCCTTCGAGCGTTTCCTGAAACTTCGTCATGTGCTGCTCGACGTCGCGCTTTTCCAGCTCTTTGAGGAGCCGTTTCAGCATTTTCTCCTTGGCTTCTTCCTTCGCCTCCTCTTCCCAACGCGCCATCAGCGCTTCGGTATCCGTGTCCAGAAGGTCGGGCGCTACCTTTTCGATTCGCTTCGCCTTACGAAGAAGCGCCTCCGCCTCAATTTCTGCGTCCGTCGCTACCATCCGCGCCATGACCGCCTCGACCTCGGACGTCGCCCGCACACCCGCGCCGGTGACCGTCTTATAGATATCCGAAAGCCAGCGCTTGAACCGGCGGAAAATCTGCTTCAAGACCGACGTCGGCGCGTCCCCGGAGTGGAGATACTCCTCAAACGCCCGGGCAAAACGCTCCTGCGCCCAGACGTCTTTCAGGCGTTTTACTTCGAGCGTGTCGCCTGCCTTTTCCGCCTTTCGGATCGCCTCGTCCCGCGCCTGAAATTCCTTCGCGCTCGCCGTGCCGGCGTAGGCATTGACTTGTCCCTCCTGCCACGAAGCCCACTGCATAATCGTCTCGTAGTCCTTCGCCGCTTCGGATTCCGGGAACATTTGCGCCAGCTTCGCCAATTCCGACAGATAATGATGGCTCATCTCGTGCATAAACGTCGAAGGGTCAGCGCCCTCAAAGAGCCGGATAATCGCCTGCGCCTGGTCGTAGTTCCCCTTGACCTCCTGCCTTATCGCCTGTTCCAGCAGGGCATTAGAAAAAGCACCCTGATTTTCAGAGTGCTTTTTGGCTATCTCGTTATACAGTTTTTCAAAGTGTTCCCTTGCCCCGCGCTTTTCGCCGCTTACTTGGTTTGAGATACCTGCCGATATCCGGCCATGGAGGCGTTGAACAGCTGCTCCATTTCCTCTCTTGTGTTCTGTGGGTCCAGCTCCATTCCTATTTTGATGAAGGTCTCCTTGTCCCTCGTTTCCGACCATTTGTCGAGTAACGCCAGCTTTGATTCTCTCGTCATTGTCAAAACACCTCCTTGCGTATTCTATCTTTGCCGCATAACGGTCTTTATAATCCACATTCTTTTGCACTGTGCGCGAATTGAATTGTACCAATAGCGCCTTGATATACGGCAGACTATCCCGCGCCTTGTCCTTTTCTACAGGGTCGGCCATTGCGTCCAGATTGACGTACTCGCCAATCTCCGCCGCCACGGTTTCCTCTACCGCCTTCATTATACCATCATTCAGGTACGTTTGGAAGACCTCTTGGCTAATTCTGTTTACTCGCTCCTCTGCCGTCTCCCTGCCTGCCTCCTGGTGATAAATATTCGCGTCCTCCGGGTCGAAATTGCCGTTATTGTCCACGGATTTTATCTGAGTAGGCTCAAAGGCGATAAACTCCTCGCCACTATTATTAACGCCATCATAGCCATTGGTGATTAAATTCTCTCTCGCCTTTATCCCGGCATAATTCTGACCGGCATAACGATTCAAGGCTTTATATCCCTGTCCTTCATTAGCCGGGTTTTTGATATTGAGGAAGAACGCCCTAACATGTCCACCGTATCCCTGCGCGTCAATTTCCCATGGAGAAAAGAACATCCCTTGAATGTCCATGTTGGCACGCCCTTTGGTTTTGTCAAACACATCAAAATCCGCGTCGCTCCCATGGTATACGACAAGAGGCTCGCCGTTCTCATCCACGACTTTGGAGGCGGTATTGACTTTATCCGCAATCTTTGATATATTTAATACATCGAAAGCAGAGGTGGCTTGGCGGGATTTTCGGATTTCGCCCTGCACTTTACCCTCTGCTTTCTTTAATTCCATCAGCTCAATACTATAAATCTTCCTTCCTGCATTACTTGTCACTTTTACCGTAAAAGTGACTAATGCAGGTTGATTTTTTAGCATAAGTAATGAGGAGAAATGCTCAACGGCTGGTATTTCCTGGTTAAGATCTTCTCGCTCATTCGTTTTTATGGAACGTGCAAAGAGGTCTTCAACATTAGCAACCGCCGTAAAATGCTCTTCCGGGGAGAACCCATTTCTAAAGCTCTTCGACAATGCCCCGCTACTTGTAAGTTTCCCGATCCCTCGGTGGCTAAATGTGGCTTCTATATTTTCTTGTTCCGATTTAAGCACTTTATGACGAAGTTTTATTATAATATCCTTGGTGTCGATACGTTCCTTTGCCGTTACGCTCGGATACGCGTTTGCAATATACTCCCAATCCCCAAACCACGCCTTAAACGCCGGGGTGCGGACAAGGAGCCACTGCTCCTCCGTGAGGTTCGTGTCCTTGCCATTGGGCGCTTTCATCCACATGGCCGTGCCTTCGTACTGCTTGCGCACGGCTTCTTTTTGCGTCCTGATTTCTTCCTGCCGAAGCTGCGCCGCTTCCTTCTCCTGCGCCGTCTCTCCCGCATTAGCCAAAAGCTCCGGCAAGGCGTCCATGGCGGTATAGTCTTTATCCCCTGCCTCTCGATGGAGAGCGACAAGGCGGTCCGTCATCCGTGCCGCTAAAAGTGCCGCGACACGGGCGCTCTTTTGTACGTCTTTATTCCCTTTTCCCATTTCCGAAAGGAGATGATGATACACGCCTCTCGCTTCCGGGGAAAGCGTCGCCGTCGCCAACACGTCGCCGGGGCGGATGTCGGAGAGCTTTTCGCCGACCTTGTTCAGCGCAGCCATTTCCGCGTCCAGCGCCGAAAGCTGCTTTTCTATGTCGGCAAAGTATTCCTGCGCTTCTTCTGTCCCGTCGTTCACCTCATAATCGGCGTAGGGCGTACTTCTCCCCAGCGCAATATCCCGGGCGATGATATCCATCTCTTGCTCCGACGGGGCGCGCCCGTGGTCGGCGTACCATTTCCGATACCACGGCGCGTTATTAGACGCCCGCGCCGTTCCATTTTCCGTCTGAACGATATCTACGCCCTGCTTCATGCCGCTTCTTAGCCCGGCTTTAATCGGGCCTAAAATCTCGTCAAGCTGCGCCTGGATATTCTTCTTTCGGCTCCGTATCTCCGCCATGGGATGATTCGGGTCGGTGAGAAGAACATCCTCCGCCAGCTTCCTTTCCTCTCCTGCGGCAAAATTTCCCTCGACAAAGGTCGCGACCGCTTTCTCCTGCTCGTCTTTCGTCGCAGACTTAAAGGCCTCCCGCGCCTCGTCAATGATTGCCACTTCCGCCTGCACCTGCGCCGGCGTGAGGGTCTGCCGGTCTTTCGTCATATTGAGAAAGAGATTGCGCCGCTTCGCCTCGTCAAGGGGCGCACTTATCTGCTGCAAGACTGAAGTCTTGACTTCTAACATCCCCGTCCCTTGCTGGCAGGCGGACAGTTCCTCATCGCTTACGCCCGCCTCTTTCGCAATCGTCTCTACAATCTCCGCCCCGTTCTCCGTCTTGGCCAGCGCGTTCACGTCGACGACTGTATTTTCCATGCCGAAGGCGCGGTTCTGCGAATCCAGCGCGATCTGCACGGACTTCGGATCTTTCTTCTGCAAGTCCGCGATATTTCCCAGATTATCCGCGACGCCTTCGACGACGTTCATACGATATTGGTTCTCGTGGATATCCCGATAAATCTTGCTCGTCATGAGGTCGGTGATATGCTGCCGCGCGTTCAAAATCGGCCGCGTGTGCGCGACCGGGTGACCCGCAAGGCCGATAACGCCAAAGCCCATGATGGCGGGCAGCGCTTCCATGGCCGCCCCCGTAGAATCCTGCAAAATCTTCTCCACGGACGAAATATCCGCGTTCTCGCCCTTCGTCAGAACCTGCGCGGCGTTCTCCAAAATCATATCGCTCGCCTGCTGGAGAAATTCCTCCTGCGCTTCCGCCTTCACCATGAGAGCGCCCGACGCAATCGCCGCCCGAAGCCGCGTTTCAATGAGTTCCCGCCCGGCTTCCTTGGGCGAAAGTCCGCTCTCTGCCAATTTCAGCGCCGCGTCCCGCTCGTAAAGCTTCGCCAGGCTCGTCGCTTCTTTGAGGCCGAACATCGCCCGCCCCATCTGCTTTAAGGTGTACTGCTCCAAAACGCCTTCCGCGCCGCCCTGCAAGAAAGACAGCGTCGCCGCCGCCTGCGGCGTATACATATAATTCCCGTTTTTATCTAACTTCGATACGTTCTGCTCGTACTGGCTCGCGCCAATTTCCAGCCCCATGACGGCCACCGCCGCCGCGTCTCCTACCCACTGCGCCGCCTTCGCCGCCATGGCCGGGTTCTTCGTTGCTGCCGCCGTGACCGCTCCTGCCGCCGTCCCGATAGCCGCCTTCGCGCCCTGTGAAGAAAGAATCATCGGCGCGTTTTCCAGCGCGCTTCCTACCATCGCTCCTACGGCAGAACCGATACCCGTATAGGAATACTGCGGGAGCGCCTCTATCTTCGCGTCATTCTCTCGAATTTTCGCCTGCTCCTCGTCCGTGAGCCGCCGGGCATTCCACATCGCTTTCCCGTATGTCATCTGGCGCTGCAGCGTAGCCATACCCCGCTGCGCCCCAGTCCAGATACTCCCGGCAAACTGCGTGAAGGCATTTGAATACACATCGCTGATCGTCTTTAATCCGTCCGCCGAAGAAAGCGCCATCGCCGCCGCGTTCGTTCCCCGCTTCTCCTGAATGTCTTTGAGATACGGCATGGCACGATAAACCTTATTCATGTCCAAATTGCCGTCTCGATTAAGCATTCCCGGCGTCTTTTCCAGCTTCTCCAAGCGCTGAATGGTCTTCATCGCCTTTTCCCAAAGTTCTGGATTATTCGCCACGACGGCGCTGTCAATGCCCAGATAATCCTCGATCTTCTGCCGCTGTTCCCGCTTCTCGTCGGCGGTATAGAAATAGTCCGCGTAGAGTTTCGACGCCTTGAAGCTGTCCGGCGCGCTGTTTTTCAACCAATCCACGGCACCGAATACCGTCGGGGATCCCAAGGTGATCGCTTGTTTCATCCCAGCCATGGGGAGGTTAAGCAGCTCGGACGGGTCTTTCATGTACGAGCCGACAGAAGAGAGCTCGTCCGGGTCCATTTCCGAAACGTCCTGCAGATGACCGGAAACCGCATTCGAGATTTCGTCCGTCATGTTTCCAAAGAAGCCTCTGACGTTATCCCAGACGCTTTTATCCTCTGTCGTCTCCGGCTTATGATACTGCGCCGCAAGATTGACCGGACTTCCCATGATTGGATTCCCCGCGTCGTCCGTGCCGTTATAAAAAAGCTGGTCGCTGTCTACGTGCGTCCAGTTGATCGTATCGTTAAACTCGTCGCGGTTATCCCTGCCTGCCCGGTACCCGTTGGCCATCGTTTCATAACTCGCTCTGATTTCGTTATAACGCTTGCGAATATCTTCTACGCTCATAATATCCTCCTGTCACTCGTCAGGGTTATATGTGCCGCTCGGCGGCTGCTCCCCATTGAAGACTACCCAGCGCGCCGGCTCCCCGTTCATAATTCTTTGATACTGCTCTTTCGTAATATTAAAGGTTCCGCCGTCTGTCAGCGTCACCGTTTGAGAGTTTGCCTTGTCGTTGTAGCCAAACGAGGCAACGCCCCGGTCGTACATCTCCGCCGGGGTCATGTCTTCCGTCTCGTAACCGCTTAAATACGTGGCGCGCTTCACCGGGTGTTCCTGCTCGGTCAGCCCTTCAATCAGCCAATTCTTCCGCTGCGTCAGCGTCACTTCCTGCCCCTTATGCTCCGTCTGCCAGTCCTGCAGCCTGTCCCAGGCATAATGTTTCGCCATCGCCCATCGCAGCTCAAAAGCGCTGTCGTCCATAAAGCGAAGCTCTCCCCTGACGGATGACTTAATCGCGTCCCACTCTTGGGCGAATACGCCTTTCCCCTTCCCCCAGTCCTTAACGACCATATTGATGAGGCTTTTCGCGTCGGCAAAATTTCCGTCGTTGATAAATTGCAGGACTTCCTCCGGGGATCTTCCTTCTTCCAGCATTCGCTCGATCGTCAGAGCGGCGAACGGGTCGTTGTTCTTTTTCCCGCCGCCCTCTGCTTTAGCTCTCGCTTCCTTTTCCGCCGCCCGGCGAAGCTCCGCGCCAAACTTTCCTAATCGCGCCGCCGCGTGTTCGTCGATCGTACCGTCGGGGAAATAGATGTACTCGTTCATCGCTTCGTCGTAAGCGGCGGGGTCCGTTATCCCCTGGTTCTTCATAATGTCCATACGATCTACCCCGGCGGAAATGCGCTGCTTGGATTCCGTATCCCGAAGCCCTTGCCGTTCACGGTAAAACTTCCATGCCTCGGCGGTTTTCTCTTCCAGCGCCAAGGCGTCAACGGCGCCTTCTCCTGCCGGAACGCGTGCCAGCGCCTGCTGGACGTATTCCCGTATCGACGGCTCGTCCCCGTTTCCCTGCGGCGCGTCCCACGAATAATGGCCGCCCTCGCCGATTGCGTCCGGCTCGCCGTCGACCCATCGTTTCCCGTTTCGATATCCGGCATACCAGGCGACAAGGGCGCCTTCCGCGCCAAGTTCGTCATAATATTGCCCAAGCTTGTGCTTGGCGACCTTCTCCTGATTCTCCGCCGTCATCGGCGCGTTGGAAGAAAGCCCCGCTTCTTCCGCCCAACTCGGCCAATTCTCCGGCATGATCTGATATTTCCCAAAGGCCCCGGTGCGCCCGTTCTCCGCCTCATAATTGCCGCCGGATTCCTGCCCGGAGACGGCGTCGAAAAATGCCTCTTTCGTCAGCGGCGTCCCGGACTTCGGCGGGGAGAAATTCCGCCGCACCCATCCCGCGACGTCATCGTAAGAGGCATTCCATCCCAGATCGTTCAGCATGATCTGATTTTGAGAAAGCGCTTCCGCCTCTTTCTGCCGCTTGTTCGCGATTGCCATGGCGGCGCTTCTCTGCTCGGACGGCATAAACTCCCCGTATCTTTTTACCAGCTCCTGCGTTCTTTGGAAATCGTTCGTATTGATCGCGAACCGAAGCGCGTCCCCGACAAATTTTCCTGCCGCCAGCCGCTGCTGTTCCCGGATTTTCTCGTCCCCATAATTAGCGAATTGAAAGCCGATGATGGGATTCGCCCGCTCGATCGCCCCGTCGATTCCCTCGTCCGTGTAGCCGCTGTCCGCCGCCTGCTGCGCACACACCGCCAGCGCGTTATTCGTCTGCGTCGTTCGATAGGCCTCTGTCTGCGCGTATTCATATTTCATCATATTCGCCCGCCGGGTAGCGTCGTCGCGCATAGTGTACTCTTGGAACGCCTGCGCCGCCGCCCCGTACCGCAGGTAATTGCCGAAGTCCTTTTGGATATCGTCCATCGTGCGCTTTCTCAGCTGGTCGTATTGCTCGGTAACGTTGAGCGCTTCCTGCTCCTTAAGCTGCATAAGCTCTGCCGTTCCCTGACTCATGCGCCGGTTATACTCGTTGCTCCCTTCCAGGGCCTTGCCCTGTTCCACGGGATCCTGGAACTTCGTAAATCCATCGGCGATCGCGGCGCCCATCAATCCATCCGCCCGGGCTAAGGCCTGCTCCCCGCCGTTTGTATATCGTACGTTGGAAACTTGAGACGCGGGCGCATTTAAGGATTCTCTATTTTGGTACGGTGCGAAATTCATGTTAATACCCCCACTTAATATTTCCAGCCGTATAGGCCGACGTTGGCGGTCGACTTAGCACCCCACGCCGCGCCTGTTCTTCCCAGATTTACCCCAGCGTTGATAGACTGCCCCGTCGACGAAGTATAAGAGGGAAGCCCCGACCACGAGCCGCTGCTCCCCATTTTAGCCGCCGAATTGCCCGAATAAAGACCAGAGGCCAAACTAAATGCCCCACCTAACAGGCTGGTCATCATCGCTCGTCGGCCAGCCTTTCGATAATCCCCGGCCTCTTTCCGATAAATTCCCGCCTGATTCGTATAATCCGTAGACTGCTGGAAGAGTTTGTCTACGTTCTGCCGCCCGTTATAGAGCGTCATCCCCGTTTGCTGGTCGATATCAAACTGCGTATCGGCTAAGGCGTTAGCCGCGCTCCCTGTGGCCGTGATACCGCTCGCCCCGACGGCCGCCCGCTGCTGCCCCAGCCGCGCCATCGCCCGGCGACGTTCGTTATCCGCATTGATTTTATTCGCCTCGTCCATCTGCCGGGCCTGTTCGTCCGTCTTTCTCGCGTTGTTCTCCTGAATGGCGGCGTTCGTCTCTGCCTGCCGCGCCGCCGCGTTCGCCTGTTCCTGCGCCGCCCGCCCTTGAAGCCACGCCGCCCCCAAGGTGCCTATAATCATGCCCGCTACGCCCACGGTTATTCCCTCCTCGTAAATTCAAACAAATGATACGGCAGACCGTAAATCCCGTACGGTTTCGCCGGGTAAACCTTCGCCCCCAGCCATTTCAGCCAGGCGATCGTTTCTTCGTTCCCGGCGTCCACGTAGTTATAGAGATACTCCCAGTCGCGAAGAAGCGCCGCTATCCCTTTTCGCGTCCATTTCCCGGCGTAGACCTTATGCTGCGCCGTGTATCTTGTCGATAACATCCAGATAATTCCGTGCTTTTGCAAGGGATTCGTCTCAATGACGCCAAAGGCCGCTAACACCACGTCGTCATATCGGCAAACCCAGCATTTAGCGCTGTTTCTCACGCACCGCTCGACCTCGCCTTTTATGTTCGGCCCTACGGCTCCCACAAGCTCCCGTCTGTCCTCGGCTCTCATGTGCTTGGCCAAGAAGGCGATATCCGCCTTTGTCGGCTTATCGTAGACGAATTTAGCCACCGGGTTCCACCTCCGGGATAATCGACAAAATCGTCATCGGCAGCGGGTCAGCCTGCTTTATCGTGATAAAAAGCGTGTCGCTGTAGGTCGCCTGCGGAATGACAACCTTTCGCTTGCCTTCGTAAAGCGCGATCGATTCTCCATACTTTTCCGTCGAGCGCCATTTTATTTCGTCCAGCGCCTTTTCGTTTACCCCGAAAAGACCGCCCCGGGTATCCCGAAACTGAACGGCCATCCGGGCGATCCGTTTCTTTCGGCTGCCGAAACTCCCGTCGTTGCCGCTGAATTCCACCGGCATGGTCTGAATGACCGTTTCGTAAGGCAATCCGACGATAACCTTGTTATATTTCCCGTCCAACTTAACGCTTCCGTCCGCCGCCACCTGCCGCGTCGGCAGGCTGTTGCCGTCGGCTAAAATCTGCACCGTTTCCCCGGCCAGCCACGAGAGCCCGGATAATTTCTCCGTCGCTTCACCCTCGTAAGCAAAGCCGGCGTCGACGAAGAACTGATTCGCCGGGGAAACGTCGCGGTTCTGCGTCGCCATCTGCTCGACGTAGTAGGTATCTCCGCGCTTCACTACCGCCCATAATTCGTCCTCATTTCGCCCGGGAATCGAGCAGACGTCAACGAATTCGCCTTGTGTCGTATGTTGGTGCCAAGCGTAGACGTCCTGCTCTTTGATGTACGTCATGCCTAAGAGAACGCCGTCATCCCGGGTACACCAAACGATGGAATTCGGCGTCTGCTGATACGTGATACTCGTCAGCTTGTGCCCGTCGAATAAATGAGCCGCCAGAAGCGATACGTCGTCCCCGGTGTATTTGTCTACATCGTAAGAATAGGTCAAGTCCCGGACGATACTGCCCTGGTGCTGCACGTAGACCACGCGGCCGCCGACCAATACCGGCGTCAGGTCGTTTATCCCGCGGTATTCCTGCGGCTTCGCCTTCTGGTTCGTCGGCGTGAAGGCTTCGCTTCCGCCCCCGACCTTAAACTCTCCGCCGGTCGTCAGCATAAGCATTTCGGAGAATGTCACCAGCGCCTTGATCGTATTCATCTGCCCGCTCGAAATCGTTCCCGTGATCGCGTCGTCGTCCTGCTGCGGCGCAGATACGCTGAAATTATAATAATCGCCGGACTTAGAAGCCCAGTATGTCTGCGGCTTTGCCTTCGACCCGGCGAAGACGAGCCGGTCCTCAAAAAAGCCGACGCAGCCGGGATATCCCTTAACATCATTCCACGGATAGAGCGAAAAGTCATTCGTGCCCTCTTTGCTCCCCAGCTTCTTCGTGATGATCGCTTTGGCTTTTTTAGGGTCTTCATAGACAATCACCCGCGCCACGCCGTAATAATCCTGACTGAACGTCTGAATGGTAACGTATCCGGCTTGATTCCCGTTTTCACCCGACCAGACGGCGTTGCTGTAATCTTTTGCCACCACGCGATACGTCAGAATCTGATCGTTTTCGTTGGTAAACTTCATTGTGTAATTCTGCGTATGATTGCCGTTCTGCGATTGCAGTGTAACCCAGCCGCCGGTGCCCGGTTCATATCGCTGCACGATAACCGTCCCCGTCCAGAACCCGAACGTCTCCACATACACGGTTCCATGAGGCACGCAATCCACCTGGAGCGGCGACGTCTCGATCGTGGCCGGCGTCGTCGGAATCCCGTCTATTGTCCCGGTAAACACGCCGCTGACGGTGCCGTAAAAATCATTATAATAATGCACATCGGCAGACTCCAGCGTCCCCTCGATCATGCGCGTGATCGCGTTATACGTCCCGCTGAACGTTCCGTTAATATCCCCGTTAGAAAAACTATCCCGAACATAGCGCGGCTCTTCTATCGCCTCCGGATCGACGCCCGTCGCTTCACCATCGATCGTGCCGCTTAGCTTCCCGCTGATGTGCGCATTCTTTGCCACGTACTGCGTCGGCGTCTGCTCTGACGTCGTCTGCGTCCCCGGAATGCCGACCTTTTGCTCCCCTGACAGCGTATGCCCCAACCGGATGTTCTGTCCCACCATATCGGCGTTGAAGCAGTCTCCCGTCGCCGTAAGCGTAACCTCTCCCACGACGTCGCTCGGCGTTATTCGGAGCGAATCGTCGACGTTTGGATCCCCGAACGGGCCGCCCGTAATCTCCATTTTTACCAGCCGCCAATCCGTCTGACTGTATCGCGTGAGCGTCATCGGAGGATGATTCGGCTGCGCTAAAAATAAAACGTCGGCGGACTGCACGTATTTAATCGTCGTCAAGTCCGCCTCTTTGTACGGCGACGACACGACAACCGGGCGGCCTTTTTTGTCCGTGACAATGCCGCCGTTCGTGTAAATACGTATCGCGCCCGCCGTAAACTCTAAAACATAATTCTGTTCCGTGGAATAAGAAAACGGGATAAGCCGCGCCTTTTGCTTGCCGTGCGTCGGCGCGACGTAGCGAAAGCCGGGACGTCTCGACGCTCCGCCGTAGCGCAGGACATAGGCGTTTTGGAGTTTCGCCGCCCCGATATCGTATTTTTGCAAGTCCGTCCGTCCGTAAAGCGCCGGCGTAAGCTCCCCGCCCGCGAAGGACGGTTTAAGCGGAAACAGTCCCATCGTTTTATACCTCCTCAAAGCGCGCCCGGATGAAAGCGTCCGGCGCCTCTTCGCTCGTGTTCTGCTCGTCCTCATTGTTTGCCACGGCGTCAAGAAACAGCGTCTGATATTGCTGCTCCGCCATTTGCACGTTCTGCGCGCTGCCCGTCAGCTTGAACGCCACATCCGCCGCCAGCTTCCAGGAAAGCGCCTCGACGAATTGGTCGTCCATCAGGCTGCAATCCGTGACGTCCGCCGTGTATTCGCAGATTGCTCCGGGGACGTCGGTATAAAGAACCCGTCCGCTGTCGTCCCCGGCGATACGATACGACGTATAAGACGGCGAATTATCGTATTTCTCGTTATAAATCCGCCGGATCGTTACGCAGTCCGCTGGATAGCGATAGGCGTATTCATAGTCCGGAGGATGTTCAGAAAGCATGGCCAATGCGACCCGCCGCGTCGACCACGTCCACGGATACCTCCGGAGGACGACCCGCCGGGCGTGGTCGTAGAACTGCGCGCAGGCTCTTGCCGGCTCGCCGGCTTCCGTCAGCGATTCGATATTCTCTATCCCGATTCGCGAAAGCGCCATATTGCAAATCTCGATTTTATCCATTGACTGCCACCGCCGTTTCCTGTATAATAGCGTTTAGAAGAAATGGGCCCGGTGCATAGCGCGCCGGGCTTCTTTTTTTATTTCTTTTTGCCTCGTTTACCGGGCGCGGGGGCGGCCTCCGACTGCGGAACCGGCTCCGGTTCAGGAGTGGTTTCCGCTTCCGGCTCGGGTACCGGCTCCGCCGCTTTGAAATGCTCCGGAGGCTCTACGCCGGGGATAAGGTCGACGACTTCGCCCCGGTCATACAGCCGGCCGTTCCAGTAACAACGCGTCGCGACAAGATATCTCATCACACGCCCACCGACACACCGTTTACAAGGCAAGCGTAGAGCTTGCCGCCCACGGGCGTCGTTCCTTTCGCTTCCAGCCGGACATAGCGGTTCCCCGTCTTAATCGGCGCGAAGAACTGCGCCAGAGTCGCCGCATGGGCCTTCTGGTCAATGCTCTTCGGGACAGTGATCGTCACCTCGTCGACCGGCGACGTAAACGCTTTCGTGTCCGACGATTGAAGCGTAATCGTATCCACGGTGCCGCTCGTCACCGGATTCGAGAGCTTCACGTCGATGTAGAGCGGGTGAACCCAGCCGCCCGTGGTTCCCAGGTCAAGGACCGCGCTGTCCACCTTCGCCGCCACGGCGGTGTCGTTAAAGAAAATCAATTCGTTGTCTACGTACATATCATTTTCTCCTTTCTCTTACTGAATTTGGCTTTCCGTGTTCAGGATCGCGTCGCAGCGCAGAATCGGAACGCCCCAGAAATGCGTGATCTTCTTGCCGCCGAACTCGTCGATCGTCAGCCGGACGTTCGTCTTTTTCGCCGCCGCGATATCGAAATACGTCTGCAGCTGCCGGTTGGCGAAGATCGCCATCGTGCCCTTATCGGGATTCTCGATCTGATTGTACGCGCGGATCATGTTCTCGACGAACGCGTCCGTATCCGTACCCGTCAGCTTCTTCGTGTCGATGTTCGCCACACGCACGACGTAACGGGGATCGCGCACGGCCAGACCCATATCCCAGTCGTACTGCGATTCGTAGCCGTAATACTTCGCGCCGTCAGCGTCCGTCAGCGGTACGCGGCCGTTGTCGCGGTACTTAAACCCGGCGCTGGTGCCGTCCGGGAAAATACCGTAAACCGTATCTTCCGACAGGCAGACAATCCAGAGCGACGTCAGGTTATTGCCCGTGCCCCCGGCGTCGATAATCTGATCCGCCCAGAGCTTATCCTGCTTTTTGCTGTAGTAGTAAGCCGAAAGCCCGGTAAACCCGGCGGGATTTACTTTCTCGTCGCCGTAAAACAGCGTCGTCGCCATTTTCTGATTCATCGATTCCTGGAACGCCGCATTTTCAGACATCCGCCACTCATTGCTGTTTCCGTTAATCTGCATGAGGCGCTCGTCAATCTGCGCCAGAGACTCCATGCCGCCGCAGGTGAAGCTTACCGTTTTGGACTTGGACTTCGCCGGCTTCGTCCCTTTGTTAATGAGGCGCCACGCCACGTCCGGGAGCTCCGCCCGCATGAGAGCCACCTCTCGCGTTTTCTCGTTGCACTGCTTAAACGGCAGCACGTCGAGAATACGGTTCGTCTTGCTTTGCAGCTCGATTACCTTCTGCATAGCAAGCTGATTCTGTGCGCCCATCCGGGCCGCCCAGTCCTGCAAAGTTACACAATCGCTCATCTTTTTTTACCTCCGTTTGAATAAAAATTTATGCTTCATACTTGCTGTTAGAGAACAGTAAGTCCGCCGCCGTTTTTCCCGTCGCCGCCGGTTTCCCGTCCGGCGCGGTGTCTTCCGTCATCAACTTGCCGATCGTCTGCAAGAACCGTTGTACGTCAGGGTTAAACGCCACGCCGCTCTCGACGAGCGCCTGCATGACCTTGCCGCCCCCGAACGTGTCAACGGCCAGCTTGGCCGCCCGCATGTTTTCCGGCGTGCTGAGCCCCTGCTCCGCGCACTCCTTCGCCCACTGATTTTTCATGGCTTCCGCTTCGCGCTGAAAGCCCATCATCAAATCCGCGTGCATTTTTACCAGGCTGTCTGCCTGCGCCTGCGTCAGCTTGGCTTCGTGCGCGATTTCCGTGAACTGCTTCGTCAGCTCCGGCGTAATCGTCAGCCCTTCCGGGAGCGTGAATTTATACTCCTTCGGTACCTCCGGCGGCACTTCGCTCGCCTGCTGCGCCTCCTTCGGGAACCCGAACGGGTTATCTCCTCCGCCCTGCGCCTCGGGGGTCGTCGCCGCCTCCGGCGGTGTTACCGGCGGCGTGCTTGCCGCCTGACTTGCCTCATCTGCCATCAATAACCATCCTCCTCTTCTTCCTCTGCCTCTCTGCGTCGCTGTTCTTCGCGACGCATGAGATATAAAAGCGACAATCCGTCTTGATTCTCATCTGCTGACCGAATCGCTCGAATCATCATCAGAAGAGCCTCGCCGACAGACCGCCGCCCGCATACGAAACTGTTTTGAATTAAATTGTCGCTTGTGCTGTAATCACCGACGCCGCAAAACGTCAGCAATTCCGACATGAATCTGCGCCCGTCTTCCCGGCGCATGAGGTTCTCCAGCCCGTCCAGTTCAATCAATCGCACCACCCCTCTCAATGAAAAAACCACTCGTTATCGAGTGGTTATCGCTGTCCGAATAAAATATCTGCCATCGGGTTATTTTCCGGCTGTATCTCGCTCATCAGCCGTGCCGCCTCGACGCCGTTCTTCAGCGGCTCTGCCATGGCCGCCGCTTCCTGCAGCTGCTGCGCCTTGGCTTGCTGCTCCGCCCGGGCCTTTCTCATCTTCTCAACCTCTTTCTCGTCGCGAAGAATCGTCTCCGGCGTGCCGGACATCTGCGCGTGCTTTCGTATCGCCGCGTCGAGATTGATGTTATCCATAACCTCCGGGAACGCCCCGGCCAGGTTGCCCGCCAGCGCCATCGTCTTTTCCATCGCGGGGGCGGAGACGCTCTTTTGCGCCTGCGCCAGGAGCGATACGAACTCGACCTTTAGCTCCTCGTCTCGGCCCTCTAATTCCTCCGGCACGGGCGGGAACAGTCCGTTTCGCATGCAAATCTCAAACGCCCGCTTCGTTAGCGGCGCTAAGACCTCGTTGTGCATTTGCTCTAAGACCGGAGAGAGCATTAAGAGTTTCTCCTCGTGCCGTTCCGCTACTTCCCGCGCCGTCATCTGCGGATTGTCGTTGCCGGACAGCATAACGAACAGGTCGTTATAGAACGCCGCGCCGATCTGACTCTGCTTGAACTGAATGACCTGCAGAACCTCTTCCCGCGCCCCCGTCGCCCCGTAGAGCGGACGAACGACGTCGACCTCGGCGTTAGAAACGACCGTCTCTTTCCCGGGCAGCCGGTTCAATTTCGCGATCGACGCCGGCACCAGCATGGCCGGGTCGGCGCGGTTCTGTAAGAGCCGCATGTTCGTCTTTTCCAGTTTTTGCAGCTGCATACAGTTGCCCAGAGCGCTGTGCCCCGGACCCGTCCCGTAGATACCGTTTGCTACCGTCGTCCAGCGCGGCATGAGAAACGGCTGCTCGTGGTATCCGGCAATCTTCAAGAATTTCTCCGTCTGCGCGTCCTCGTAATAATACGCACGCCAGGGGAAATTCCCCACGCCGATCTCGCCGGGCCGGTAATTCATGTTCTTTTCAATCAGCGTCGATACTGCAAAATAATCTTTGTAATTATCCTGTCGATACGCGCTTTTTACCGCGTCAGAGCAGCTTTCCTCGCCGAACGCCTCGACCATCTGCCACGCTGTCAGCTTGAACTTTCGCGCGAACTGCACGACCCGCCCCCGGCTGTCCACGTTCCCCGCATACTCGCCGCAGGTGAACGGACGCGCCCAGATCGCCGTGTCGTAGTCCTCCAAGAGCAGCGACGCCGCCGTGCCGAATTGCGTCAGCTCCGCTTCGAGATTGAGAAGCATGTTGTAGATATTGCTCTTCGCGTAAATGCTCATCATGATTTCCTGACATTCGTCGAGCCATATCTTCACCGTATGAAAATCCGCCAGCTCGTCGTCTTGCAGCCCCAGCGAAAACCACGGCCGCGACGGCGACGTCAGCCCGGCGTGAAGCCCAGCCGCGCATTTCGTACTCGCCTCGATCGGGTACGGGTCTAAGAGCACATCGTCTCGCCGCCGGCCGTCTGCCGTCTTGTCTTCGTCGAACCGCCCCCGGGCCGGATTGATGTACTGCGAAAGCTTCTTCCAAACGCTCTCGAACTGCGTACGCTCCGCCATCATCTGCCCGACGATACTCTTTTTTCGCTTGAGCGCCGCGCTGTCGCGCAGAACCTCTTCAACGATTCCCATCGCTATCACTCACCCAAAAGCGCTTTTTTGATACTCCCGAAAAAGTCTGTCGTCTTCTGCGCCGCGCCGGTGTTCGTGAAGTCACGGCCTCGCGCTTTCGCCAGCTTCTCCCGTACCTTCTGCCGGTCGCCTTCCGTCGCGCTGTCAATCGTCGCCGCCGCCGTGGAACCGGGCGCCGACTGCTTGATCTGCTCTACGTGACCGCCACCCCCACCGCCGCCGCCACCAAAGAGCTGCAAATCAAAATCAAATCCCATTTCTTCTTCCTCCTCACATGTCTGACAGCGGGTCGTATTCCTCTGCCGGCTCGTCGAATCGCTCGTCTCGCGCTACGTACACCGGACGCGCAAACGTCAGAACGAAGCTGTCCGCTAAGTCCGGGCTCCAGCCTGTACGCTCCTTGAGCTTATCCTTCGCCTCGAGGATAATCTTCCCCGCCTGGTTAAATTTATATTCCACGACAGAAAGCTCGGTCTTGAGCTTCGAGTCGTTTGGAATCGCTCCGCCGCTTTCCATCCACGCTTTAGCGTTAAAATACATCTCCGCGCGGATGTTCGCGTAACGTTCGGCGTCCATAGCGCCGCCGCCGAAATTCACTTCGCTGACGTTATAACGGAGCTGGCGGAGCCGGTCGATAACGCCCGCCCCCATTGCTCCCGCGTCGATAAACGTCGCGGCCGGCTGAAAATCCTTTATCGCGACAATCACGCGCTCCGCCGCCGCCATCGTATCTAAGCCGCTGTATACGCGCTGTTCCCGGCACCAAAGCCCCTGCCGCGCCGTGATTACCGTCCGGTCGTCACCGAACCGTGCCACATCGACGCCGAGGACGACCGGCTGTCCGTCCACGGTGCCTGGGATAAGCTCCCGCACCGCCGAGTCAGAGACGAGGTCGATCGGGATAACAACGTCAGACGCCGACGCCGAGAAGTCGCAGAGAAGCTCCTGGCGAAACTCCATTTCTGTCATCGTCGCCCGCATTTCCTCGATTTCCTCGTCCGGCAGAATATTCGTTTCGTCCGCCCGATAAAGGCACGAGAACCATGTTTTCTCTCGCTGCGCGTGCTGATACATCTCGTAGAATTGGTTCTGCCCTTTCGGCGTCCCGATGAATACCGCCCAGCCCTGACGATCGGAAAGCGTCGGGCGGATAACCTCGCCCCAAAGCGACGGCTTAATCTGCGCGTACTCGTCAAGAATGACGCCGTCCCAATACCCGCCGCGAAGCCTGGCCGGATAGTCGGCTCCGACGAGGTAAAACCGCGTCCCCGGCCAGCCGCTGTGCAGCGTCGGCAATTCGACGAATAACTCTGATTCGTTCGGCGTCGCCCCAGGAATTACGCTCGTGTAATGCTTGAGATACTCCCACGCGATCAGCTTCGCCTGGTTGCGGTACGGCGCTACGTACGCATATTTCGGGGCCTCGCGCATATTCATAATGCCTTGCTTTATCATGTGATTGACTGTGCCGACCGTCTTCCCGAAGCGTCGATGACAGACAAGCACCGCGAAGCGATGTTTCTCAAGCGCCGGATGAAGTGTATCCAGCCAGATCGGCCGCGGCTTATACGGAATAACAACTTCTCTCATTTCGCGTCACCGTCCCACTTAAACGTGATCGCTCCGCCGCCGTCGCCGGAAATCTGCGTCTTGTTTATATAGACACCGTCCATTTTGTTGAGTAAATCAATCGCTTTTAAGCGATCTGTATTTAACGTCTTTTTATTTTTTGCAAGCTTTGTCAATAACTCTCTGCGCTCTTTAGCGTCCATGATTTTTGACGAAGATAATTCTTTTCTTAATTCTGCTAATCTCTTGCTTATGTTAGACTTTCTTAATAAAGCCGCTGCACAAGCTGCCGCCGAACGGTCATTGCTAACTTTATATCCAGCGGCTTTATATGATTCTGTGGCATTGCCGCTTTTTACAAACTCAATGCAAAATCTCTCTTGTAACTCTTTCACAATGCCACCCCCTTTTTCCCATGACATACAAAAAGCGCCTACGGATATACCGCAAGCGCTTTATAAAACCCTATGCTATTATTCTATCAGCGAAAATCAAAAGTTATTACTGGAATAGAAAAATTTTCAAGAAATATTTTTCATTGCAGAAGCCAAAGAAATACTGTACAGCGAATCCCTTCACTTTCGCAACTACTCATGAAAGTAATATGACATATTTTACTAAAAATCACAAGTAATATATCTGTTCTATATAAAAATCGCAAGTTCCAGCTGTAATTGCTTGAGACATTTTCATAAGCCTTTCAGCAAGTCTTTTTCATTCAGCCATCAAAACACCCGGATGACCTGTGCCTGTGCCGCACAAGCCAAGGCATAATTGCGAATCTCAACGAGTAAAAAATGATACGTCGAAGACGAGATATGCAAATCCCAGCAGCTCGTTTTATAACTTTCGCCCAGCTTATACCGCCGCCGGTAAATCTCTTGTCGAATCTCATCACGGCCACACCACGCTTTCACCGCGTCAATGACGGACAGCCACGCCTCCGGCTGATAAACGATGTAACCGTTGAAAAGCGCGACACTGTTCAGTTCCGCCGCCAGCCGCAGCGCCCCGACGGCGGTAGGATCGGAGACGTAACTATGCCCCGTCGGCGCTCCGCCAGTGCGCCCGCCCCCGCCCAGCTTGCGCTCCAAGACAGCCGCGCGAAGCTCCTTCTCACGCCGAAACATCTCCTCGATTCGGTCAATGTTCTTTACTCGACAGCGCCGTTGCAATTCCACGCTCACACGCTCCCCTCGTCTTCACAAACCCTTTACCCACCGTTGTTTTTTCTCCGTCGGATATTTTGTTCTTTCGTCAAAAAATAAATTCATCTCCGGATTTACCAGATTTCGCGGACGGCTCGGCACATCCCAAGACCCACCACCACAACAATCGTTTTCTAACACCCACCCCGCCGCTTTTAAACTTACACCACTCTCCGACTTCAAGATATAAGTAATAATTTTCTTATATCCCATTTCTTTTGCGATACGCGCTGCTCGTGAGTATAAAAATGAACACGCATTTCTTGTCCCGTCTGTGCAACATCTTACGACCTCGATCGTATCTCCGTCGTCTAACTTCTTTGAAACAGGTCTCGCAAGCTGAATAACCCCATGTGTTTCGCCGTTTTCATCGACAACACTAAATCGAAATTTGTCACGATGAATAGGCGCATGATGTCTATGTAATTTCGCAACAAAACCGTTTGCCTCTTTCAACTCGATCGGCCGCGCCATAAGTCGCTCGCCGCACCCCGTGCATTTTCTATCCATTGGATCCGTATTCATCATCATCACCAAATTTCATAAAGCACATCCAATGTGTGTTCATGTTCTTACCGCTCCTATGCCCGAAAAGCGGTTCTGCTTTAATCGCTTTCAGCACGCCGCGCAGCGGAATCTCCACCTCGCTCCACTTAAATACCAGCGTCCCGTTTGGCTTTAGTACACGCCAGCATTCCCAGAAGCCATCATGTAACATCTGCGGCCAGTCTTTATCGAGACAGCCATATTTGAGCCGCGTCCACGAAGTAGGCCCGGCATGTCTTAAATGCGGCGGATCAAACACAACGAGATAAAAACTCGAGCTCGTAAACGGCAGATGACGAAAATCGCATACCGTATCTGGGCTTATCTCGATGTACCGCTGCGGATAAAACTCATGCCGTGGAACCTGTCGATTATCGCAAAATTCGACGTTCGGGTTATTCTTGTCAAACCAGAACATTTTACTTCCGCAACACGCGTCAAGAATCGGCTTCATCGTGATACCCGCGTGCTTTGTTCTTCTCATTGACGCGCCGCTGCAGCCTGCCGCGCGCCGCCTCGTCGTATCCCAGTGCGTCGAGCCACGACACGCAAACCGTGACAACGTCCGTGAGTTC